CGAGCTCACCGCTGCCAGGGCCGCCACGGGCCGCCCACGGGTGGGGAGAATAACCAGGATACTATCTTGCATATTTCGGTGCCCTGCAAGGCTAATTGCGTTTTATCTGCATGCCTGACAGGTAACCACTCGTCGTAAACAAAACAACGCTGCGGTAACCCAGGCTAATGTCGAACGCGACATAGTTTTCACCTGAAGAGAACGCGCTTGCGCCCGTTGGATTGGTCTGGCCTGTTTGGGTGTAGCCATCCACCGTAACCTGGAAATAGCTGACGTGGGGTGGGCTCCCCTGTTCGGAATAGAGGTAAATCGTGTAATTCCCTCTGGGCAACCCACGCAACCCAAAGGTATTCACGTAGGGTGTTGACCCAGTGTAGCCGCCGACCCACGTCGCCATCATTGGGTCCCAGCTGGTGGCCGCCCCTGCGGCAGAGCTTAGCGGGAGCACGCGCTCCAAAAACACCTTGCTGTGGCGGCCTTGGTAATCGTTCAACGGAACCAAGGGTGGCTGGTTATAGGCCATGCCCAAGTAACCGTAGCCGCCGTAAGCGTAGTAGCAGGCATAACCGACGAGTGTAAAGTCCACCGGATCGTAAACGTTCCAAAAGTCGGTATCCGTCACCCAAGTCGCCGCCGCTCCAATCTTGGTGCCATCCCCGTAAAAATCGACGTTGAAGAGCAACGGCGGCGGAACAGAGGGCAGGAAATAGTGCAATCCCGCCCACAGCAGGTCGGCCACTGTGCTGAAGGCCTGACGAATAAGCGTAGGAGCCTGCCGCACAAAATTAGGCTGTTCGTAAAAAATAACGCCATCGCGCGGCGAAAAGTATTCGCTCACCACCGCAGGATTGATCATGCCCCGGTCAACCTCCACCGCAAAAAATACCTCGCCCGAAACAGAGCGCCCGAGGAGCTGACCTCGGCTAATGCGGCTGCCCACGTTTACTGCGGGCACAATGCCATGAACGTACGTTTTGACGCCCTGGCCATGGTCAATGCAAACAGCGTAAGTCCGCCCGTGCTGCGGATTGTTGAACCGCCAGCCGACCATAGCTGGGCGCACAAAGATGGTCTGGCCGTCGCCTGGAGCCACTACAGCGTCGTTTACTGCGATGGCCAGCGTGTAACCGTAGTTGGGCGGGGACTCGCGCTGGTAAGGAAATACAATGCGAACCGGCTTTAGGCTGGGAGGCCGCAATTTCCTCAAAATGGCTTGTTTTGACAAATTCACGTTGTAGTGGACGCTGGGGCGATTGAGGCATTGAGAATGTTGGCCGCGTATATCTGGGCGTCCAACGTCGCCAGGCCGCCCGCTTGGTAGCTCAGCTGGCCTATTTTAAAGCTGCTCAGCCAGGCATCCTCCAAGACGTAAATGCCTGACACGACGAGGCCCTGGTCCATCTGGCTGGTGAACAATTGACCCGCGTTGGCCAGGACCTCGATTTTGGTCGCACGATCAATGTTCTCCATGGTCAAGTCCTGGATCATGACCGACTTGTCCATGAGGACAGTAGCCCCCTTCGTCCCCTTAGGCACAGCCGCGCTCTGGGTAAACGCGGTCTCGGGCAGGCCGTAGCCCTTGAGCATGTAGAGGTAGACCGGGAAGGTGTAATTGGGGGTGTAGTCCTCCTTTAAATTTACGAAAGTTTCTGAGCCCACTGCGCCTCTCCCGGCCCGCACCAGTTTGCGCCAGCTATCCATAATGCGGTACACGAGAGATTGGGGCACGTCACCAGGCATCAATCCAGCGTCGTCCAGGTGAAAGGTCAACGTCGCTGGCTCCAGGGGTTCGTCCCAACTCGGCATTTGGTAGATCCTGGTATCTCGCCGAACGGGCTCGGCTTTGACCTTTTGGTCAGGCAGTGCAATCCCGGCTACGAAGTACTGAGGCAGCTGGGGAATCTGCGTGATAAAGCGCTGATTTATGCCCGCAATAACTGCGCTCAAGTCCACCTGCCAAAGATCACCCCGCTGCGGATCGGTTCCCCCCGATTTGCCCAGCAGGTTAAGTATGTTGCCGCGAAGTCGTGCCACGCCTTAATTACGTTCTCAACAAAGGCTGGAGCAGACACGGTATTTTGAGTATGGATCTGACTGGTATTTATGTCGGAATCGTGGAGCAGAACAACGACCCAGAGAGGCTGGGCCGCATTAAAGTTCGCGTACCTCACATCTACGGCATCATCGGCGGAACGGTGGGGGCCATACCCATGGACGACATGCCCTGGGCCATTCCACTAGGGCTACCCTCGGGCGGGTCTTCCAGATCAGGCGGCGCAGACTGGCTGCCCGAGCCGGGGGATCAGGTATGTGTCCAATTCCTGGACGGGGAACCCGAAAAACCCGTGTGGTCCTGGCTGATGCAGACCAAAGACCAAGCCAAGGCCTTCAAGCTTCACCAGTACACCGAAACCGACGGAAAAGTAGGCAAGCCCAAGCGCGGGGCCTGGACCCGCTATGGCCACACCGTGGAGTGGAATGCAGGCAGCATAACCATGAGCACAGCCAGTGGCTACCAAATCTTTCTGCTCGATAAATCTACCGCTTTCCCAGATGGACAGGTCATGCTGCGCACCGCAGCAGGCCAGATGTTTATGATCAACGACGAGGGGCGCGACGCCACGCTTTTCCTGCTCGATGACTTTTACATCCAGCTGGGGCAGTCGCTCAACGTCATGTGCAACGATGCCTCTATCGAAACCATGACGGGTGATCTGACCCTTACGCTAGGAAACCAGCTCACCGCCTATATTTCGGGCCTCGCATCCATCACTGGATATTCCGACTTTGAGCTCCTGGTGTCGGGCGACGTCCGCGTTGATGGCCAGGCCGCGCTAACCGTGGCCAGCTCGGCAGAAATGTTGCTCGACTATGGCACCACCCTAAACCTAGGCGTTGGCAGCATCGAGCCGTTTGTTCTTGGCAACCGGCTCAGGTTGTTCCTGGAAAACTTGCTCCTTTGGCTAGCCCTGCACACCCACAGCAGCGGAGAGGCCGGATCACCGACCAGCCCGCCCATCGTTACGCCCTACGGAACGATACAGCCCCTTACCCAAGAGATCCTTTCCACGACCATATTCGGTGCGTAATACCGTTCTATATCGCATGCTCAAATCAAACATATCCGATATGCGGCCCCGCCGCGAAAAAGACAAAAAGGAGATCGTGCTACCCTCGGGTGGTTATGCCAATCGAACAGCCTTTCCTGACGGAAAAATAACCGTCTTTCCGTGGGATTCGATCGTGGACGACTGGCTGAACACCACCATGCAGCGCGGAACTCCAGAAGAGAAGCAGGGCGCTCTGTTTAATGTGCTAGCCAAGGTCAGCAACCTCAACGGCTGCCTTTTGAACGATTTTGTCCTCGGCGACGTAAATGCCGTGCTGCTGTGCTCTCGTTCGATCCAAAATGACAGCTACATCGAGTACGGAGCAATCTGCCCCGACTGCGCCAACGAAGAAGTGGACAAAATAAGATCGGAGGATTTGACCTGCATCAGCCCAAAAGGCCCAGACTACAAGGGATCGGATAGTTTAACGCTTCCCAAATGCCAGGACGTCATCGAACTCAGGCCGCTGCGCGTGGAGGACGAACTGAAGATAGGCAGCCGCGCTCCCGAAAACAAGGCTCTGGTTTCTGATCACATTGCCCACGCAATTGCGGGCATTGTTAGCGTAAACGGAACGCAGCCTGAACGCATCCAAGAAATGGTGCAGTGGTACTTGGCCCTTCCCACAGGTGATGCCGCCTTTTTGGAGCAGCAAGAAGATTTGCTGACGCCTCACCTTGACCTTAGGCTGCCCCAGCGCTGTACACACTGTGGCTACCTATACTACTTCCGCATGACCCTCGATGCCGAGTTTTTTCGTTCGGGCCGCCTCGGCGCGGATAGACGAGCGCTGGCGGCAAATATTCAATCTCGCCTGGGACGACAATAAGGGCTTTGTCGTTGATCTGGCCACGCTGTCTGACCATGTCCTGGACCTGTTTACAACCTGGCGCAACGAACGCCTCGTGGAGGACAACAAAAACCTAGCCTCTAAATGACCACAGATCTTATCGTTGACGGCAACAGCGTTTACGCCCGTGCTTTCTACGCGGTGCAGGCCTCCACGGGCAATCCCCGCGACGCCCTGTGTGCCGCTTTGAACACCGTCATCGCACTGCTGAATGACCATAATGGAAATTTAGGATCGCGACCAGATAGACTGCTTTTTGCCTGGGATGGCGCTGGGGGGCGCGACAAGCACCGGCAGCCCAAGCCCAATGACTACTACGCCGTTGCCGAACTGGTTGTAGGGCACCTTGATCTGCTGTTCCATGCCGCCCAGCACGTGTCGGACAGTTACGAAGCCGATGACATTGTGGCCACGGCAGTCGAAAACAGCGCCCAGGATACCACTGTGTACGTGGTCAGCGGCGACAAGGACCTCCAACAGCTGGCTGGCCATCACACCTTCTACTACTCCTTGAACAAGAAAGCCGTGCTCAATAACCGTGCCATTCTGGATCACTGGCATGTAAAAAGCCCCAGGCAGATAGCCATTGCCCAAGCCATCCTGGGCGACAAGGTGGACCTGGTAGGTGGCATCAAGGGCTGGGGGCCTGCAAAGGTAAAAAAGCTGTTCGAAGCGGTAACGCCCGAAATGACCTTCGAGGAAGCATTCGATGTTATTTTGGCTCAAATACCGGCTCAGACCCGAGACGGGTTCTTGGCCGATCTGGATCTGACGCTGCTGCACACGGACGTTCCCGATGTCCCTGAACCTGCCCCCATCGTCCCCGCAGATCTAGCCGTGGCCGAAAAGTTGCGCTTGCCTGGGCTGATGGACTTTTATCGACCTTTTTACCGTCGGTACAGCAAGCGCACCGCCACTGTTATCGATGGCGACGAAGAGGATATCCCCAAAGATTAGAGGGCGAGGATCGGGAACGAGCCGCCCGAAGGCCGGTTGTAGTACCTCGTCAGCGAAATGTCCAGGTAAGCCCCGCCACTCGCATTAGCCACACATTGGACCTGAGGATAGGTGGAGGTCACCTTGAACGCCCGAACCTCATTAGCACTGAGGGTTGTGTAAAAGTCGGTTCCCGAGGCACCCAGGTCAACCCACGTTGATCCGTTAAATTCTTGGAGCCGGTAGTTGAGCGTATTCACCCCAGAGTTCTTGAGAACCAGCAGCGCGGCGATAGGACCTTGCTGGGGGCCGATCGTAAACATGACCGATGAAGTTTCGCCCACAACTGCGCCATCTGTGCAGTGAATAATCATATAAGTGCCTTAATGCAAATTACTTAACTAAAAACGAACGCGCCAAGTAAACGAGGGGGAAAAAGTAGAATCCTTTGCGATACCCACCGTTCGGACCCGTCGCGCGATCAATGAATCGTTGCCCGAAAACAAGCCCTGCTCGGTTAGCAGGCTACCGTTGCAATCGGCCAAGCCCAGGGTGAAGGCGATCCGAACCACGAACGCGGACAGAAAATCGATGCTGTCCACTGAGCCAACTAAACTGCCGCTTGCCAGGGCCACAGGGGCTTCCAGCGCCACGTCAGAGGCGTTGGCCGACGCCGTTCCTGTTCCCACCCCAAACTTGCTGCAAACGAAATTTTGGATCGGGGACCGAAAAGCAAAGGCATAGGCCAACAGCTGCCGTCCCTGGTCGGTGTATAGGTTGCGCCCAAGACACGCCTCGTCGCGCCCAACTCCCCACCCAGGAGGCACAGGCTCCACTTCGCGAGGCAGCCAGCCATAGCGAATTGCATCCTCGATCGGGATAACTTTCCCAGTCGAGTCAACGATTCGGCTGACGGTAACTAATCCCTCGGGTCTCATCCTAGAAATTGAAGGCTATCAATGTTTTTGGGGTACCAGCGGTCGCACTGGAGCGTGAACTTCATGTTGACGTAAGCATTGGCCATAACGTCGGCTTCGATGAAGGACAAACCTTTGATCCAGCAACCTTCCAAAACGTAGTGTGCTCCTGGAATCATGGTCGCTTCATTTGGCATGGGCGTGCCAGATACGTCTGCTTCTTGCTTCGCCTGATTCGGCACCATCCACCATACCTCCCCCATGCACTTGACCGCAGAGGTAAGGCCAGTGCCGCCGGTGAGGGGGTTGGCAATCAGGTAAAACCACTTTTCCAGGGCTTCCGCTGTGCGCTGCGCAAAAGCGTAGCGCACGGGGATTTCAACCGGCGACATGGCCGCGTCGGCTCCAATCATGAGGTTGGTCTGCTGCATGTACTTTATGGGAATGACCTCTTTTTGCCGATCGGGGAAGGGGAACTTCTCCACGGCAAACTCCACATGCTCATCCCACCTGAGTCCTAGAGCCCTAGGCAGCTCCAGCACTACCTTGAAGAGGTCAGCGCGTTGAAGGTCCAACTGAGAACCATCGACCTGAGATGCAAACGCATTCTTGTAGTTTAGAAATGCCATATCTTTACCTTTGATTGCCTATTCCGACGTAAGCGCGTTAATCTTCGCCCCGCTGGCAAAGACCGTAGCCGTGATGTAAATCCGCTCAACGGATTCCGTAGGAACCAGGGCCAAATCAACAATAACTTCGCGCCGGTTGCGGGTGTCCGCGTTATTGTTGCTGCTGTCGATCACCAAGTTGTAATCTTCAAGGCCCCGTTCGGTTTTGACCTTTTCCAAAAACTCAGTGAAGGCCAAGTGAACACGCATCAACAGCTCAGGATCGTTGGGTTCGAATACGAACCTACGGCCAACAGTGGCCAAGTTGCTGACCACGTAATTGACGAGAATCACGTTGTGGTTAGCCGACAGGCGGCTTTCGGCGATCTGCATCGTGCGCTCGCCCCAGATCTTGATCTGCCCGCCATCCAGCAATATCGGATTGACCGACTGGCCATTACCGTACATCGCCTGCTTCGTTTCCTCGCTAACGTGCTCAAATTCAACCGTCTTGGCCTCAGGGATAAGCCCGCGAATGTCGCCCGCTGCCACGTACCAGGGCTTATCGCGGTCGAAGGTGTAGGCCAGACAGCGCAGTGCGCCCAAGGTGGGCGGAACCCACTTGTCTTCCTGCGTAAACGGATCAGTGATCGTAAACCAGTTCCAGAAGCAGGAAATATTGCAGCTATCGATTCGGCCACGTCCCGAGTAGAGACCCGTGCCGTTGTGCCAATCAACCGCGCCTCGTGCATTGATGCCGGGCGGTACCTCGATCAAGGCCAAGGCATTGACGGCCCGCGCCACCTCCGCCATCTTGCGATGGACGCCCGTCGTGTCCGCATCGCTAAACGGCTCATAGGTATCGTTTGGCGTCGAGCCAGGCGTGGCATCCGTGATGCCAGGGCAGGCCAAGATGTCGATCTTGACGTTGTCGGTGTCCACAAAGGACTGGATACCCGTGAAACGCTCCGTCGTCGTATCGAATCCACCAACGAAGTCGGTAGAGGACGCGGCCTCACCGTTGTAGCCGCCTCTGAAACAGCCGCCGCTATCGCCGACTCCAGCGTTAACCGGCGTCCCGCTAGCCCAACCGTAGGCATAATTGGCCGGGATAAACTGCGTGGTAGGGTCAGTACTCGGAGAGCTAAAGACCTCGGACACAGTGATGTAGGCCGACTTGGCATTGATGCGCGAAACATAGCTGTTTGTGCCCGTGCTCGCGCCGTCAAACAAGCCGTCGATCGTTTCCCGAAGAGCGCCATTTTCGTAAACTTCAAGCTTCTTGGTGCCTGAAGGGCCGCCAGGCCGAACTTTTACGAACAATCCCGTGCTGGGGTCTTCACCGTTTGCCCAATCACCTGCTGAGGCAGCCTGCAAGTACAGGTGCGCGACTTTGCCCGAGCTGCGGTGGATTGTGGCATTGGTGTAGTTGTCTTGCAGCGACAGGGCTTGGTATCCCTTGTCCGTGCGGTCGCTGGTTTCAAGTTTGACCACACCCGTGGGCAAAACTTGCTTCACCATGACTTCCCAGGTTGTGGACCGGTAGGGCTGCTTGATCTTCAAGCGGTCGTTTGCCACCAGCGCTCCGTACTGCGGGATGCAGGCGGCGCTCAACTGAAATTCGTAGGCACCTTTCTGGCCAGAACAGGTCAAGGCCAGCGGGCCACCATAGATGGGATTGTCCTCGTAATCCGTCGAGTTGGACCCGTACGTTGTGGTGTACAAGACGGCTTCAGCAGAATTGGCCCCTGGCACACCCACCGAATAGTAAACGTCCGCTCCCGCGCTGTCGTAGGCCGCTTTGACTGGAAACGGATCGCCTGCGTTCATCGTGAACCGAACCAAGGCGGCGTCCGAAAGCGTGGGGTGATCCGTGATGGTTCCAACGGAGTCAACCTGGGCATTGACGGTGCTCGGCTTGCCCGCCTGCTTCATTGTGGCGTACACCACGTCTCCCTGGAACGTAGGGCTCAAAATCAAGGCCTCGCGATAACCAGCGATGGTGCCGACCGATTCCGCCGTAGTCGCATAAAACTTCGCCCCCGAATTTTCCAGGAGGTGCTTGCCCACGCGCACCACCTTCATACCGTCGGTGATGTCGGACAGGATGGCCACCGCGTTGGCCAGATAGTACTGGCCGTCCAACGGAAGTCCAAACGTGTCCAAAAATTCAGTGAGCGAGTGAACCGCAGTGGGGGTGTCGAAAGGCCCTTTGCGCGCAACGCCGACGAGCCCGCAACGAAACCGGCTCACCTGCGGAATCAAAAAGCTTCGGTCCACGATCTTCGTGTAAACGCCGGGGAACGTTTTGGCGGTAATATTGTTTGCCATACTTTACTTACCTCTGTTTTTCTTTCGCGACATCTTGTTCGCCATAACTACGTTTGATCCTCGAACACCTTGCCGTTTACGTTTGCTCTCAGAGCGTGCGCCCCCACGTGGTGCGCACCCCCAAGGTCAACACGTACGAATCTGATTTGGCCTGTGCTGAATCAAAAAGAAAACGGGGGCCTGAACCCACCACACCTTGGTACAGATAATAGCTGCGCCAATCCGATCGATTACCGTAGGCCTCCACAAACGTCGCCTGCTTATCCCGCGTGTAGGACCCAAGCACGTAAGTGCTGAGCGAGGCCACGGCGTCCTCTGTAGTTCCAGCGGTGCTAACCAGGCTGCCGTAGGTTGGATGCGCGCTGGAATCCGTGTCCAGGCGCACGGAGATGTTGTTGATCGATTTAGGCTCAAATACCGACGAATAACGCAGGCCATCAGCCGAATTAACGCCAAAAGCGGCGCTGCCATCGACCGATGAGACGTAATCTGACGGAATAATCGAGTGCTGTAGCGTGCCCGTGCCGCTGGCCCAGCCTCCGATAGGCGAAGTGGCATAAGTGAGCGGCGTTACGGGCGATACCAAAACTTCGACCCGGTAGATAACTTGCAACCGTTGGCCAACATCCAGGCTAAGCGGTTCGGACAACTTGATTCGGGAAAACAGGTTGGTGGTCTCCGTCGCGCTTGGGCTGAACCCAATTTCGTTTATGGCGCAGGCCACGGTCTGGGCCAAGCCGTTGTACGTGCGCATATGGGTGGTAACCCCAGCCAC